GGATCTGTACAACCTAATGTTGGATAAATACATCCTACATTTGTATTTGCTATTGGGTTGTAATTAAAAGCTGTAGAATCAGTACACCCATAAATGTATGGTACACATGAGCTATCGTCTACATTTGCATTTACATTATAATTAAATGCCGTTGGATCAGTACAACCTAAAATTGGGTAAATACAACCTATATTTATATTTGCTAGTGAATCATAGTTTAATGCTGTAGGATCTGTACATCCTAAAACTTCAGGTACACATGAACCATCATCTGTATTTGCATTTACATTAAAATTAAATGCATTAGGATCTGTACAACCTAAAACAATAGGAATACATGAACCATTATTTGTATTAGCTAAACTATCATAATTAAATGCCAATAGATCTGTACAACCAAATATTATAGGAATACAACTTCCATCATCTGTATTAGCTGCTGGGTTGTAATTAAATTGTGTATCATCCATACAACCTAATATTACAGGTATACAAGATAGAGGATCATTTGTATTTGCTGTAGGGTTAAAATTAAATGCAGTTGAATCCATACAACCTATTATTATAGGTTCACATGAACCATCATCTACATTTGCTAATGAATCATAATTAAATGCTAAATTATTTGTACAACCTAAAATAATCGGAGTACAAGTATCAGGCATATTAGCTAAACTATCATAATTTAATGCTGTAGGATCCATACAACCTAAAACTCCAGGTGTACAATAATTTCCACAATAAGGTACATTATTATATCTATATGGAAATTGTAACATAGGATCTGTCCAAGGATTAGTTCCACCAGATAATGTAGTATCACCCTCAGGACCTATTAAAAAGAATCCACATTGGTTTGCTGTTGTAGATGAGTAACCATCATAAGGACCCATCATAAAAGGGCCTAATATTGTAGTATCTTGTAATATACCAACCCACGCTCCAAACCATCCATCTTCTGCTTCATCTGTAATTACTAAAGTATAATCACAACTAGGAATTATATCCATTGTATTTGCTAATGGATCGTAATCAGGTGAAGTTGGATCTACACAACCAATTGCTATAGGAGTCAAACAAGAACCATCATCTGTATTAGCTTGTGGATCGTATTCTGTAAATCCTAAAGTAGTACATCCTAAAATAATATTAGGTGTACAAGGAGCTACAGTATAAATTACTGAAGTATCATTTCCGAAATTTGCATTACCTGGTAATATAGATAATAAAGTATCTCCACATAAGGTTTGAACTAATACGGTTCCATCAACTCCTCCATAACAAGAACCACATAAACCATCACCAAAAGAATCAAATAAAGTAAATTCAATTACAGTACCATTTGGTACACATATTTCTGATATTACAGGTACTCCTGTTATAGTATAAGAAGGGGAAGTTGCTAATACTGTACCTGTTGTATCTGCAATTTCCCAAGAAGTTTCTCCAGCATAAGTATCTGGTGTAAGTGTTATTATAATATTAGATTCTCCACTTGAACAATTTGCAGGAGGGGCTTGACATGAACCATCATCTGAATTAGCCCAAGGGTTGTAATTTAAAGCTGAAGGATCAGTACAACCTGGTATGCATTCTCCTGTTGTTATTATTAAAGTATCTGTTAAACTTGAATCAGCTAACATTCCTAAAAAATAATAAGTAGTATTTGGCTGATTATTATTAAATAAAACTCCTGTATTTGACCAATTTGTAGGATAAGGATTCCACTGTGTACCTAAACTATAAAGAGATGTTGTTCTTGTATAATAAGCCATTCTACAACTAGGATTAGGCATATTACTCCAATGATACCAAACTTTATTTCCACCTAAATCACAAAAATTTTCTACCCAAAGAGTATCTAATCCATTACAAGATGGATAAGTACATAAAAGTGGATTGGAAAAATATGCAGTTGAATCATAATTAGAAGCATTAGGATCCATACAACCTCCTATAGGAGGAGCACAAGGAGCAATAGTTAATGTTTGTACTAAACTGTCTCCAAAGTTACCGGCAACATACATTAAAGTGTCTTGACATGAATTACTAATCATAAACCAACCATCAGTACCACCAAATTGAGATGAACTTAAACCATCACCATATGAGTCATATATACTAGCAACAATAGTTCCACCAAGAAAAACAATAGTATCATACATTGTATTTGGTAGCATGTTGCTATCGTTTTCTACAATAATAGGTGAGCCACCTGGAGGTGTGATGTTCCAACTTGTTTCAGACGGATAATTGTCTGTCATTAGTTGAATATGTATCCAGCTTCCTTGACTAAATAATAGTGTTGGTATTAATGCTATTAGTAGTATTAGTTTTTTCATTGTTTTTTATATTAAAAGTTTGACATTATAGTTTCATCAATCTTATCTTGTACTTCTTCTCTGGTTGCTTCTAATTTCATCATAATATTAGCTTGAAATCTTGCTACTTCTTCTCCATCATAAAACACAATTAATGTTGGTACAACTACTATTTTATGTTTTGATTGTAATTTTGGTTGAGTTGAAATATCTATTTTTGCTAAATCACAATCAGTTAATTCATCTAGATATTCACATTGAGTTCCTGAAAATGGAGCATTAAATTCAGCTATAATTAATCCTTCACTTGGTATTACTTGAGATTTTACTATTAAAGAAAATATTAAAAATAATAGTAATGTAAATAATTTTTTCATAAGAATTTTATCTTAGTTTATCAAGCTTATCTTCCATTCTAACAAGACGCTCTTTTAATTCTTTAACATCATCTTGAGTTGTCATAATTGTTTGTCTAATAAGTTGATCTTTCATATCATACTCCATTCTAGTTACATCTGGAGGTAATGGGTTTGGTAGTTCTTTTGCTTCAGCTATATCAGCTTGCAATACAAACCACATACTAACTAATGTAAATATTAATACTGCTATTCCTCCTAAGCTTTTTATACTTAATTTTAAAGTTGTATCTTCGTTTATTTCTTTTACCATCTTTGTTTGTTAAAATATTACGTAATTCATCCCAATAGAAAAATCATGCCATTCTCTATTCCAATATTTGTTGTATTTACCTTCAGCAAATACCCCTAAATGTTTATCAAATTTATATCCTAGTATTAATCCTCCTGAGTAGTCATACCATTGACCTTCATTATATTCATGATATGAAAATTCTCCACCTTGGTCTAAATGATATGGCATTAAATTTCCCCACGAATGTAACCAAAATACTTTTGTATAATGATAATAATCAAATCCTATTATTAATGAATGTTGTATTGTATTATCTAATTGATTTCTTTTCTTTTCTGTATAATTAGATAACATTTCTGGTATAGCGACTGCTTCCCATACTTCAGTTGAAGTTGCAACAGAATTTCCTGATGGGTCAAAATATTCTACATTACCTTGTCCATCAAATATAGTAGTATAACCTTCTTCTAATGCTAAAAATGTATAATGTAAATTTCCATTTGATAATTTCCATTCTTCTAAAGGATCATAACCATAAGGTTCAGATAAACGTTGTACCGCACCTACATTAAAAGATAATTTAGTATTAGCTTTATATCTATAACGTTCAGATGCTTCAAAATATCTAATATCTGCAAACCCATCTTCTAAGTATTCTACTTTAACCATATAATGAGTAGGACACCAAGTTTTACCACAACCATCATCTGAAATATATCTTAAAAAATGATGTTGATCTAAATAATTTTCACCTTGTTGTCTTGTATAATCAACTTCAAATAAAAATTCAAATCCTTTTACTTTACCTACTGTAGCAGCATCTGAAAATGATTTTTCAGTTCCATCATAAAATGTATTTGCACGATTTTCATAACCAAATCTAGCTATTTTTCTAATACCTGCAGTTAATGAATAATCAAATGGAGTTTCTATTGTAGTTGTTTGTAAACCATTAGTAACAGAATACACATCTACGTCAGAAATAGATGTTCCACCATTTGCTGCTGTGTAAAATGTTGCAAATTTAAATATTTTCTTTAAATCTTGACTATAAGAATTAAAGGTACATAAAACTAATAGAAAAACTAATATTTTTTTCATTTTATTAAATTTATTATAAATATATGAAAAAAAATTATATGTATGTTTTAACAATATTTACTTAAAAATCCATAATATAATCTAGTGATCCAATCATCTTTTCTCATTATACTACTTCACAAGCTCCACCTGCACAAGCTGCTTGATCTTTTAAGTCAGTTTCATCAGTCATTTCAACTATTTGTGTTAAATCAATATTATTTAAATGACTTTCCATCTCTAAGAATTTTTCTTCTGTTATATCTTCAAAAGGTGCTTGAGTATATGAACCATTATCATAAGGTAAAACAGCTAACCCATTAAATGTGTTTTTATTTTTCCACATCCATTCACCAACTGTATCCCATTCATTTTGTTTAACTGAAATTGTAGCTGATACATTATTAGTATTAGATCCCTTCCTATGTCCTCCTTTTACCCATTCTATATTGAATTTTTTAGTTCTTTCTAATAAATCCATAGCACTTTCTGTTCTATAAATTGCCCCATCAGGTGATTTTTGTGGAACTGAAACAACTGCTTGAATATCTGGTTTGAAAAAATCATCTTCTACTAATTCTGGATGATTATTTGCAAGATATTTATATATTGCTTCATTTTTTCCTAATCTCATACGTCTTACATAAAAATCATTATGCCAAGCATGAATACCTGATGAAGTTCCTAATACTAATGAACTAGTTCCTGAAGGTTTAACAGTTGTTACACGAGCTGCTTTTTTAATTCCTAATATTTTTGAAATTTCTAAATTTATATTTTTAGCATGTTCAGCTGCTTCCTCTAAGTCAAAATCTAAAATAACACCACTTGCAATCCCTGTCATTCCTACCCCAGCAAGTGCATCTTTTTCAGTTGTTTTTTTCCAAATATCTCTAAGATAATGAAAATCAGTATATGCTGCTTGTAAAGTTCCTAAAAATGCACCAGCTTTAACTCTTTCGTTTAAATCTTCTTGTGATTCTACATTAGATACATTAACTTCTGTTAAATTACAAAATTGAAAAGGTCTTAAAGCAATTTCACAACATGGGTTAGTTCCCCAATCTTTATCATTTGAAAAATATACTCCAGGTTCACCTGAATTACTAGCTACAATTTTTCCCCATAAACCTAAAAAATCTTTTTTTCTAACTTTATGACGAATAACTACTGCTGAGTTGTTAGCTCTACCTCTTTGTGGGTTCAATTCCCACCAAGCACCATGTTTTGAAGTTAACATTTCATTATCATGTAAATCAAATAATGAAATTAGTGCTGCTCTTCGAATACCACCAGATAATACTGCATCAGCAATATGACAAATAATATCATGTGCCTCAATAGATGATAATTGTTCTCCATCTTTTTTTCTATCAAGTACTTTTTGAATTTGAAATAAACATTCTTTTAATGGTTCAGGTCCTGGTGCTTTACCTCCTACAGTAATTAATTCTGCCCCTTTTGGTCTAATATCTCTATAATCAAATATAGGCATTGTTTTAGTTTTACCTAAGTAAGCCTTCATAATTGCTCTTACAGCATCAGCCCATCCTTCAATTGAATCTCCAATTAAAAATCTTTTTTCTTTAGTTGCTTTATGGATTTCAGGTAATTTTTCAATATGATGTTGTTGAACTGAAAAACCAACTCCACATCCTGAAAGTAGTAAGAACATTGTTTCACTAAATGCTCTAAAATCATCAATTGGTAAAAATGAACAATTAAATATCCTTGCATTATTTATAGCAATTGGTTTTCCAGCAAATTGTAAACTACGCATTGAAGGTAAAACTTTTTTATCATATACTAATTTATATACATCTTCTATTTCTTCTTTTAATTGTGGGAATTTTTCTTGATGCATCTCTTTATTTCTTGTAACTAATTCTTCCCATGTTTCTCTTCTTTGTTTTGAAGGAACGTATTTAGCATATTTGTTATATACTACTATGTCTGATAGTATTTCTTGTGTAATGTTCATTTATTGTTTTATTTATTAAGTGTGAAAAATTGATTTGCTAATGCTTTTTTATCATAACTGTCTACTTCACCAAATGGTTTAGTAATTTGGGTTGAATCTTGTTCTTTTTCGTAATCGTCAGGATTATAATCTTTTACAATAAAATGACCAGTTGCAGTATCAGCTTCTACTCCAAATGTTAATCCATCAATACCGTATCTATTCTTCATAATATGAAATCTTCCTGTTCCGTTTACTTTATCTGCTTTTTTTCTTGAAAGAGAAATACACACATCAGTAATCATTATTTTATCATATGATCCTGCTGCTTTATCTCCTTCAACAATATCGTCTTTTGCTCCTGCACGATTTACCTGAGAAACTGACCAAATAGGGATGTCTAATTGGCGAGCTAATCCTTTAGTGCTTTGATAAATATCATCAATTTCTCCTTTTCTATCAGATGTTTTCTTTTTTGTTCCTAATAAATCAACATAATCAATAATTACTAAATCAGGTTTAATTCCCATGTCAGTTATTTTTGTAATATGTGACTCAATTGTTGACATTGTTGCGCGACCTGTTGCAAATTCTTTAATAATTAACTCACCTTCTAAACTAGGCATTATTTCTTCTATTTTTTCTCTATTTTGTAAAATTCTATCAACTGGTATTTTACTAAAGAAAGCATCATATCTTCTTCCTACATATTGTTCACCTAATTCTAATGTATAATGTACTACATTGTAACCCATTCTTACAGCAAATCCACCTAATGCAACTAATGACCAAGATTTACCTCCTCCAGGGTTACCAAATATTAAACCAAAATCCCCATTTCCTAAACCACCTTGTAATAATTCATTAATTCTTGCCCAAGGTGTTGGAATTGTTGTTCTAGCATCTTCTCTAAATCTTGATTCTAAATCTTTTAAGTATTCATGTCCTACATTTTTATCATTACCAGCTTGTAAAGCACTTGATATTATAGTTTTAATTGAATCAAAATCACCTGCTTTTAATAAATCTACAGAAGACATTAATGCTTTTTTTATTTGTTGGTTTTTACAAAATCCAGTAAATTCTTCTTGTACATATTCTAAATCTTCATCTGATGCTTGGTATGCTTCTCTTAATTGTTCTTTAACTGATAATTGTAGTACTTCATTATCAATTTTTTTAACTTCAACTTTTAAAATATCCATTGAAGGTGTAGTATGATACTTATCATAATATCTTAATATCTCCTTAACAATCCACTTATGAGCTTGATTGTCAAAATATTCATCACTTAAAATATCTTGAATATTAACTAAAAATTCCTTATGTGTTAATAAGGAAGATAGCACCTTTATTTGAAAATGGGGGCCATATTGGTTTAGGTTTTTTAACGTCATGTAACTTATTTTTTTATAACTAATTGTTTGAAAATATCATCTACCCAAAATTCTACATTTCGTATCATCCCACCTAATTTATCTTGATGGTACATGGATATGAATTGTTCTGGAATATACGAAGGAACCTCTGAATTAACAACCTTATTTATATATTTTTCATCATTTTTATCTATCATTGGATTTTCTAAATCCATTATTTTATAGTTTTTTTCCATTTCATCCATATTTTGGAGAACACGAGCATAAACTACATGATCTTTTAATTTGGCTTCACATATAGTGAATATATCTTCTAAATTCATATCACGCTCCATTAATTCAGGGAATTTTTTATATAATCCTTTTTCACCTAAACCCTTAACACCTTTGATTTTATCTGAATTATCTCCTAATAGTGTTTTATGTAATATAAAGTTTTTGGGAGACATTTTATATTTATCAATTACTGTTTGTTCTGTATAATATTCTTTTTCCATAGGGCGATATACAATAACATTTTTGTTTACTAATTGTAAAAAATCCTTATCAGAAGATACTATAAATACTTTGTCTTCTGGTTTTTTAGGAATAATATTTGACATATATGCTATAATATCATCAGCTTCTACTTTATCAATACTAATAGTTTTAACAGGTAATGTTTTTAGATAATGGATAATTCTAACCATTTGATCTACCTTAGCATCATCTTCATCATCTTTATCATCAAAAGCATCCCAATTAGTTATACGTTGTAAATCTCTACCTGATTTATATAGTGGGTTAATGTTTTTTCTATTATTAGCTGATCCAGCCCCATCAAACACTACATAAACCTGTGTTGGTTGAGTTTGACGTATCATAGCGCCTAATGAACGAAAGAATCCACCTAAACCACCTATATGAACCCCATCAGGATTAACCATATTCATTACTGCAAAATTTCTAAAGAATAGATTTAAACCATCTATCATTAATATTCTTTCACTTTTTACAGTTTCTTCCCCTTGTTCTTGAATTCCATCAAGAAGTTTAAATAATTCTTTCTGTTTCATTTGATTAATTTTTATACCCGGAATATACGAAAAATACTCCGGGTATCAAAGTTTATTGTGGCTCTTCTCCAAAAGATGCAATATCAGAGTATGCTTGATCTTCTTCAACTACTCTAAAATCATCACCCCCTAAGATAGCTTTCCAATCTTCTTTTCTATCTTCTTTGTAAGCTTTTAACTCCTTATCATTATCATTAATAAAACCATGAGGTGTCATAACAATTTTACCTCTAGTGGTAACACCATTAATATGATTTTTATCAATTTGAATGTTTACTCTTTTAGCAAATTCAACTTGTTTACCATCTTTAATTGCTTTTATTTTAGAAGTTCCAGCTGACATTACATTACCAAATGTAACTACAAATGTTGAGTCAAACCACATAGCATAACCACCTTTATTCATTAATTTTGGTTGTCCCATAGGTGATTCAGCTTTTAATGTCCAAACCTTATTAATACAAACTAATGTATTAGTATAAGGTGATGACTCTTTTCTAGATAATGTAATCTTTTGATTTACACTATTACCAAATTGAGTTGACATAGCACCTGCATTCCATTCATTGTTGTTTTTATTTGATTTAATAGACATTTCACAAGGTACTGATCCAATAGAATCCCATAAGAATAATAAATCATAAGGTAAATTACCTTTCTTTTGTTCATCAATTAAATCTAAAATAAATCCAGCTACATCTTCAATAGAATTAATAGTTTCTCTATCTACATAAATAAAGTTACCTTCATAATTTTCTACTTCACCCGTTTCTTCATTTATAACTTCTTTAACATCCATACCCATCATTTTTGCATGATCCCAAGACCATTTCATCTCTGTAATAATAAATACTGGTAGGATTTTACGAGTTTGAGCAGCAACAGCTGCTTCTAAAAGTGCTGTTGTCTTACCTGTATCTGAATGTCCTCTAAGAAGAACAATATGACCCATAGGAATACCTGGAATTGAAGTTACATCCTGAAATGCTGGTGATAAAGGAATCCATTCTTGATCTTTAAACTTAATATTAGATGTTAATCCTTTTTTTGCTTTAAAAGCATTTAAGTTAAAATTTGATTGTATTTCCGCAGAGACTGCCTCCGATAGTGTTTTTTTCTTTCTCGCCATGTATTATTATTTATTAAAACGGTAAATCATCATCTCCACCTTTACTATCATCTTTAAATAAATCATCAAACTGATCTGCTTTTGATTTTGATTTACTATTATCTGTAGAATATTTTGGAGCTGTAGTAGTATCTTTTGGAATTGAAGGTGATACTTCAGTTTCACCATCTGATAGAAATTCTTCTAATGATGATTTAACTTCATCAAAAGTAAATCTTTTAAATACATCCATTGGATTAGGTTGATTATCTAATAAAGATTGAACTAAAGTTTCATTATCTGATAATGGAGTTGTTTTAAGAGACGGTCCTACTGATGTTTTATTATATGGTGTTCCTGTTACTTCAGGTCCTACAGTAGTTAATTTAATATCTCTACCACCTACTATATCAGTAAAATCACCAATCTCATCATCAGAAGCCATATTTAAGAAATCTTGATAAACTTCTTTACCAAATTGCCATAATTTAACACCTTCACTTTCCTCACCCCTTACTATAATAGGAGCAAAAATACGAGTTTTAGCGTCTAATTTTTTAGCTAATCTCCAATTTTCTTTATCTCCACTTTGACGTAATTGTTTTGTGAATTCTTGAATTGGGTCTTTTTCACTCCAGTTTTGTGGGGATGCCATTACTCTTTGACCTATACCATAATAAAATAGCATTTCTGTAAAAGGAATTTGTTTGTTAAATTTGTTAGGTACTACTCTAACTACTTGTTTACCAACTGATGGTTTCCAGAAAAGTGATTTTCCACCTCCTGATTTGTTTGTAGATTGCTTGTTTAACGATTCTAAGCGTTGTTTAATTAGGTTTAAATCCATAATAACTTTTTTTTGGTTTATAACGTTTATTTAATATGATGTAAATATACGAACGAATGTTCGAGGAGCCTAACTATACTTCAAGAATTTTATGAATTTTTGTCTTTAATTGCTTTAATTCATCTCTTTGAGTAAGTAAAACTGTATTTCTATAATGCTGCCAATTAATTGGGAATTTAGTATCAACTACTCCTCCATTTAATTTTTTAATTAATTCATTAAGAGCATTTATAGTATATAATGTATTTGATTCTTTTTTTCTATGTACAAGAATTGTGTTTTGTGGTAAACTATCTAGATTTGCCTGATCAATATTATATGTGCAAACATATTCGTCATTACTTTTAATATGTAAAACAAATATCTTATTATACATAATATTATACTTAGAAGTAAGATCCTTAATTAATGAATCTAATTCTTCTAATGTTGTAAAAGTGCAAAATAATTTATTATTCAAATCTTTTATATTTAATGTAGAGAATTCGTTAAAATCATCTATAGTATACATATTAACAGGTTTATCTAAAATCGTAGTTGCTTCCATAACTTTCTTTTATTTGTAATTTATATTTTTTTATTATTTGTTTAATTTCACTAATCAAATCCTCTTCTCCTTCTTTAAAATCAAACAAAAACGAATCATAAGTATATAAAACTAGCTCAGTTTTTCGGTTTCTTAATGATTTAAATATGTCCCACAATATACGAACATTCATTGCGGTCTCCAAGTTTTGAAGAACATAATTCAATAATTTTTGAGGTTTCATATCCTCTAACTTATCTTTTCTATACACATGCTTTGAAACAGGACACTCTATCCAGCCCTTTTCGTTAAATTTTTGCCACAAATCATCTACATATATTTGTACTCTTTGAAAAAATTCCAGATCTTTAAACTGCTCGAATACTCCTCCGTATAGTTGTTTGAATGTTAGCTCTTTAGATTTGTGGTAATCCACACCATACATTTTTGCAAAAGATTTATGAATATCTTCATCCCCAAAATTATACCCCACCAACAAACCCAAAAGAGTAGGATGGTAAGCACCAATATCAAGCTCAATAAATTTATCATTACGTGGAATAAAACTCTTCCTACATCCATTATCTTTATTAAGTGCTGCATAATTAACTCCATTAAATTTATTTGAGGGTCTTGTTGTTAGTGTTTTAAAGTTGTATTGCGTGTATACATACTCACTACGCTCATCGTAAAAGTGCGATTTGAATTCGTCTCTATTAATTCGTATACCACTTTGCTCCACGGCGTTGAAAACCACTGTGGCTTTGTTGT